CCACATTTATGTGGGCAACTTGGCTCCTTACGGCACGCCTCATAATATCATTAATGATATATGTTGGTAGTCTTGTTTGGTTTGACAGACCCCAGAGTTGCTATTACTCCACTAGGTATAAGATTCAAGATACGTAGTGTTAAACATAGTTTAAGTAATATGATACGCTCACTTTTCACATTTTTATTGGTTCCAGAGAAGGATAGAATCCTTCAACTAGAACATGTATACCAAGCGAAAGCTAAAGTAGATTTGGATAAGTTGTCAAAACAAGGGACTATATTAGTCTATGAATTGTCAGTTTGTCTTATCAACATGTCTAGTTCTGTTTCAAGTATGGTACTCGTAAATGACAATGCTGTCAAGTTCGAAAAAGGAAAAGACGGTAGTTTTGCATCTGATAAAATCAGCATAGCAAGGCTAACGAAAGATCTAACGTTGAATTCAAGCAGTATGTGTTATGAGTTACCTGTGCCTTGTTTTCAAGGAACACAAGTCAAAGTGTATATTGAACTGAAAAAGTCCAATAAAAACTTAGATCAAGTGGTTCTTGCTTTAAAAAGCAAGAATAAGAAAGCAACAGCTAGAAAGGAGAAAATAAAATCTTCTCCTTCTCCTATAGCCTCTAAACCTGAATAAGTTATATACGTCATAATTGTAAAGATGAAAAATCATAATCATATTGTTAAAACAAAGAGGTTATGGTTGTTCGCTGAACAATTCACTAGTTGGTTACTTTCATGAACAATAAGTTCAAAAGAAGCTACCAAATTAGTATGACTACTCCTTAGACATCTGTCGCGGACAGCGATTAATCGCGGACCGTTGGGAGTCATCACTCTTTCTAAGGAAGGAAGAGAGCAATTTTACCGGGTACTATCTAGCACCCAGTCAATTAATCATCTTCTTTCGGGTTTTACCGGTTCTTGGAGTTTCCTAAATCATAAGGTCAGAGCGTCTGATACGACTTTAATAAAAGTCCTATTGACTATTTTATCTGTGACAAAGGGAATTCGACTGGAACCCAAGGTAAATCTAGAAAACATCACTGGCGCCTCAAAGAGTAACATCAATGATGAAATTTATAGTTTTATCCCAGGTTTCTGAACTGAGCTAGGTTTTCATACCTTGCCCGTCGGTAAAAATCTTACTAAGAAAGTGGAATTTAGGGAGTTTTCTTTGTCTTCGAAAAGGGGACCTAATGGTCACGCTATGGAAACATTATTAATAGACTTTATGTCTTTAGATGATGTTACCAAGAATGCCCTTAGGGTTCTGGGAGGGGAGAGGATGAGTAAGGTAATAAATACTTTCGACTCACTGTTGAACCATTCTGAAATCAAGAAATCGGGCAATCTTAGAAAGATTGCAGCCATTTCTGATAAAGAAGGAAAAACTCGTGAGATCGCTATATTAGACTACTTTAGTCAACAATCCTTGAAAGGGCTCCATCACTTTTTATTTTCGATATTAAAATCGAAGATTAAGCAGGACTGCACCTTTTACCAGTACTCTTTTCATGAGAAACTGTGTAAGAACACACGAGAATATAATTCTATAGATCTTAAAGCGGCAACTGATAGGTTTCCGATAGTTCTAATTGAAAAAATATTAGAATATCGGTTAGGTATTGATTACTGCAAGGCCTGACATCATGTGATGGTAGGTCTTCCTTTTGAAGTACCACAAGCAAATACGAAAGTATTTTACTCTGTGGGAAATCCAATGGGAGCTTACTCATCATGAGCATCATTTGCCTTAGCACATCATTTCCTAATCTACTTTTGTTGCCAGAAAATTGGTATAGATTGAAAGAAGTCAAATTATGTAATGCTAGGAGACGATATTGTTATTAATAACAATGCTCTCGCAGCAAAATATAAAGAGACTCTTGATTCCTTAGGTGTAGAAATATCTCCAAGTAAAACACATAAAAGTGAAAACTTTTATGAGTTTGCTAAAAGAGTTATTTTCTTCGACCGAGAGGTTACGCCCTTTCCTTTCAACGCAATCTGAGAAAACAGAAGAAATCCAATTGGATTAATATCTGATTTACTAGATGTTGATAGAAAAGGATGATATCTACCGAAGACTTTAGGTAAATGTCTGTATGAATTGTTTGGTTATTTAGGGTATTCAGGCTCAAGAAGGATAAAAATCCTACATGATCTAGATACCACCGTCAATATGTTACAGTTTTTACGAGGTGATGATATATCTCCAATGAGGGCATTAATGCCAATATTAGATAAATATCCCACACTTAGTAGGCTCTGTCATAATGACTATCTAACTATCCCGACTCTAGTTGAATCGTGATGTTACTATACAATCAGTCAAGCTGTTATGGATCTATTCAGTGAGACAGCGTCTCCTGGAGATACCAAAATAAATAATTATAGAATGGATTTTCTTTCCAAATCTATACTTAATTATGTAAGCTCGACACTTCCCCCTGAACTATTAGAGTTCGAGTTACCAGAGCTTCTTCCTTGAACGTCTATAAATAGACAAGTTCAAATGAAAATATATGAGTTAACAGAATCCTTACTTAACAATGAAATTGTTAATAAAGGAGAATGAGACCTCTTATTGAGAAGTCTTGTCCTACCATCTGACGAAACAGTATTCTTTCAAAGAAATACTGTTGTCCGAGTGATGGGGACATTAGCCGTTGTTAAACGGTTAGATTTACATCTGGAACTAATGGAACCACTAATGGAGATGCAGGGATTCTGGGAACTCCCAGAAGAAGGATCTCATATAGACAGTACAAGAAGACTTCTTGCAACGCGATGAAAACCACATAACATAAATGTTAGGTAGCTTCACCTTCAGCAGATTCGTCTGTCTGACCATGAGTCAAAATCTCATAAATGAGGGGGTTGACTCTTGGAATTTACCCTGTTAATC